ATTAGAACATGAACTAATACCAAGCATACATGACGTTCAACATGAACTAAATAAAAAGGAGAACAAATGAGTGAACATGAACAAACAATGAAAATACTAAATGATAAAATGGTTGATATACAAAATAGTTTTATCAAAAAACTATCAGATCAAGTTATTAAAAACATGAGTAATATCAACAAATTAAATGATCGTATTTTAAAACTTGAAAGTGAAAATCAAGAATTAAAAAGTGAAATACAAAAAGAATTTGGAGGAACAACAAATGATTAAACCAAATCAAATAACTAAATGGAACTATGGAAGATATAGTTCTGATAATTATGGAGCTCATTGTTTAGCTTTTAGAGTTCCTAACAATACATATTATTTTTCTTATGATACATTAATTGCTTTTTATCATGAAGGTGAATTAATTATGAGAGAAAATATTTGGGGATCAACAACAGGTAAACATATGAATTGGCTTTCTCGTAATAAAGATAACAGAGTTAATTCTGAAATTTTTACACAAAAATTAAATGAATCATTAGGAGAAACAAATGAATAGTGATGATGTTCAATATACTAGAAAAATAGCAGACTTAAATGATCAATTACGCAAAGATATGTTTACAGGCAATATGTTAAAAAAACATAATTTAAGAAATAAAGTTGTATTAACACCTGGCGTAGATAGTTTAAATCTTAAAGATAAAGAAAAAGTATTTGCTTCTGTTAAATACTATGGAAACTTTACTAAAGATAATAACCCATGGGGTGAAAAAGACTTTGGTGCATTTAACTTTAAGAAAGAAAGATATAACTGGAAAATAGATTATTATGACAATACTATGAGTTTTCATAGTCCTGATAAAACTGATCCAGATAAAACAGTTAGAGTACTCACTATAATGAAAGCTAGTGAATACTAAGAACATTCTACAGAACTCAAGTGAGCTAGCTACTCACAGGTAATATACTGCCTACAAAGAAAGTATATAGTAGAATTAGGGGAATATATAATAAGCGTTAGAGCTTAACGTATTCCCCAGCGCTTTTCTTGACAAACCGAACTACATTCAGATATTAAAACCTATGTCTAATAAACAATTAGGAATATTCTTTGATAGTGTAATACCTCAGTTTGTAGAACAAAGAAAAAAACTAGGATTATCACAATCAAAGCTTGATGATATGATTGGTTGTGCTAGAGGTTTAGTATCAAAATGGGAAGTAGGTATTAGAAAACCGAGTGGATTTCTGTTTTGTTGTTGGGCCAATGCACTTGAATGTACAATAATATTAAAAGAAAAAAAAGATCAACAAAAAATAGAATCTTAGTCGGTACACACTTCGACACATTAACACCACAATCTAAAATTATATATAAAGAACAAAATCAACCTAAAGGCTGTAAATGCAAAGGTGTTGATTTAGTATATGGCAATGGCACATATTGGTATTGTGGTAATTGCCATCTTAATGAATGGGGGAAGAAATGATAGATGAAAAAGATTATCCAAAAGTTTATGAAAAATCTTTTGTAGTTTATTCTTATGATAAAGATCTTAAAGTAGAAGATATAAATAAAATATTAAAAGAACATAATGTAACAACAAGAGAACTAACAGATGATGAGGTAATATATAAAATATGAATAAAACAAGTCCAAGTTATTATAGTAATAACAAACCAGAACTAACTGAATTAATTAATGCATGGAAGTTAAATTGGTGTGAAGGTAATGCTGTAAAATATATTCGCAGACACCGATACAAAAATAAAGAACAAGATGTACTAAAAGCAATTTGGTATTTAACAAATATATTAGAAGGTGAATATGGGAATCAGTTTGCTGAAAGCATTAGAAGGGCAGTTCAAGAAGTTGAAAATAAAACTACCCTTAAAACATTCAGACCACATAGATCGTAAAAGATCTATTCAAAACTTTGTTATGGTATTAGCTATACAATATCTAGAATCAGATATGTATAGATACTTTGCCAAACATTATACGAGCCAGCGTGTGGCTGACAATCGTAAAGTAAAACCAATAGAAAACTATATATGGAGGAGGTATAATCATGGGAAGTCAGACAGGGATTTGGCAAGAGATCAACGAAATGTATACAGACGACAACAAATTAGAGAGAGGAGCTCTGACTAGATGGGAAAAGGAAATGGAAAACTTGAACAACCCAAACGACCAACAGGCATTGGAGGTACTGATGCAGTGCGTATTACAAATGGTGAATGGAAAGACCTTTGGCTTGAGAAAATTGGAAAGATCGAAAGAGAAGATCTTTCAGGTGTACTGCCAGTTCAACTTGGAATATTTACCGAAGAGTTCAACAGACGCTGGTATCAAGAAGTTACTGGAGAAAGGGTTGTTAATATAAATAGTGTTTGGACACACCCTGAATATGAATATATTTATGGTAGTCTAGATGGTGTTGCAAAAGGCAAAGTCTTTGAAGCTAAACATACAAATCCGTTTACTAAAGAAGATACATTAATAGAAAGATATTATGCTCAAGTGCAGCATTATATGATGGTCACAGGTTTTTCTAAAGCTGTGTTATCTGTGCTTTATGGTAATCATAACTATAAAGTATACACAATAGAAAGGGATAAGCCTTTTCAACAAAAACTAGAAATAGCGTGTCACTTATTTTGGTTTCATGTAATGAATGATATTACACCACCAGAATATGTTGACTTTGATCTAATGGGGAAAATTAAAAATGAACATGACATCGCGTTACACTTTGGAGAAGAAATATCCTCTAACAGCTGGTTACAAGGAAAACTCAACTAGCAAAGAAGCAGCAGAAAAAATTGATTCTAGATCAACTAATCTGCGTACAGAATGTTTAAAGATAGTAAAACGAAAAGGTAACTATGGAGCTACACCTGAAGAAGTAGCAGAAATATTATCTGAAAGTATATTATCAATTAGACCAAGATTTACTGAACTAAAATTATTACAATATATAATTGATTCTGGTGACAGAAGAAAAAATAGTTTCGGTAGCAACACTAAAGTATGGAGGTACAATGACGAAAGATAACAGAAATGTATGGGATAGTTTAAAAGAAACTGATCCTAGATTTACCAAACGCATTAACAAAGGTTTTGGTGACATAACTACTATTGATCCACAATGGCAGATTATGAAAATAACAGAACAGTTTGGCCCAGTAGGTACTGGTTGGACATACCGAGTTGATTACAGTTATCATGGTATGGACACTAATCAAACTGCTGTTGTAGCTGCAGAAGTATCTGTTGCAACAAATAAAAACAAAGAAGGCTTTTGGGATTTCTATGGGCCTATTTGTTCACCATTAAAAATGTACAGAAAGACTGGTGCATTAGATGACGAAGCACCAAAGAAAGCAATGACTGATGCATTAACAAAAGCGTTCAGTCACTTAGGACTTTGCTCTGATATATTTATGGGTAAGTTTGATGATTCAAAATATGTTCAAAAATTAGAAGAAAAATATTCTGGCAAATCAGATCCAAGCAAAGTTACTAAAACTACATAGTCGCCTAATAACTGGGGATAGCGTGCAGGTCAGTTATTGGGCTTGTCTCTTGCCTGTACGCAACTAAAAGGAGTAAGTATGAATTATAAAGATAAATTTAAAGATCCAATAATTTATGATAAATCTTTTGTTGTTTATTCTTGTGATAAAGATTTGACAGCAGAAGAATTAAATAAAATATTAAAAGAATTTAATGTAACTACAAGAGAACTAGAAGATGATGAAATCATCTATCATATATAGGAGGAAGTATGACAGTAAATGATTTATTACATTCATTGGTATTACAAGGTCATAAAATACCAACTAAATTAATACCACCAATAGAAGCTGAATATTATTCTAACAGTAAAAAAGAATATAAAACAGTAGGTGAAATGGATTTATTTCATATGTTGTTTGCCTTTATCAAAGGCGTAGACAGTGATGTAAAAACACAAGAAAATACTGATAGAGCTTTAACAATTAATAAAGCTGATATAAGATGGCATTTGAGAAACGCTCAAACTTGTCTTAATAATATAGAAGGAGTCTTAGATGATAAATAAAG